CAACCTGACAATGGGTTCTACTCGTACATATACGCTGACGAATGGAACATTAGATTTATCTAGTGGCAATAGGACATTAAGCACAGGATTGTTTAGTTCATCTAATAGTAATACTCGGTCTATTGCGTTTGGTACAGGAAATATTACTTTAACTGGTAATAATGCAACTATTTGGACAACTGCTACATCAACAAACTTTAGTTACACAGGAACACCAACAGTAAACTGCACATACTCAGGTTCTACAGGAACTAGAACTATAAATTCTGGCTCAGGATTAACCGAAGCCAATGCAATTTCGTTTAATATTAGCGCAGGTTCTGATACTGTAACAAGCGGTGCTGGTTCATATCTTTTTAAGAATTTAAACTTTACTGGTTTTAGTGGAACATTATCAAACCTTACTAGAGGTATTTTTGGTAATTTAACTATTTCTAGTGGAATGACTTGCACGGCAGGTACTAATGCTACTACTTTTGCAGCCACATCAGGTACTCAGCTAGTTACCACTAACGGTAACACAACCATTGATTTTCCTATTACACAAGATGGAGTAGGTGGTACTGTTCAATTAGTAGATTCGTTTACTATGGGCTTTACAAGGGCTTATACATTAACCAACGGCACACTCAACGCTAATAATCAAAATGTTACTCTCGGAGATTTTGTTTCCAGTAATACGAATACTAGAACCTTAACAATGGGTTCTGGTACTTGGACTATTCAAGATAGTGGAACTTCGTGGAACATTGGAACAACAACTGGATTGACTTTAAATCGTGGTACTTCTACGATTAGTATGACATCTGCTTCAGCTAAGACATTCGCTGGTGGTGGCTTAACATACTATAAAATAAACCAAGGCGGTGCAGGTAATCTCACACTGACAGGTGCTAATACTTTCTTTGATATGACCAACACAGTACAGCCATGTACCATTACTTTCCCTGCGTCTACTACAACTAGCTTCTCTAATTTTAGTGTTAAAGGAACTGCAGGTAATCTAGTATCTCTACGGTCTAGCACCTCTGGAACTCGTTACACTTTAGCAAAGGTAGCATAATGGCTTTTACTGTTTCTTTTACAGACATTCAAGACTCCAATGCTGTTGGCGGTAACTGGAGAGCACCGTTAGTTGCTCCACAGAACAATGTAGATTCTGGTAATAATGTAGGCTGGAAGTTTGGAAAGATTGTTAGAGATTTCTTTCCATTCTTAAACCTGCCTATCTCGCTTGCTGCTTCGGAGGTTTTAAGTATACCAAGATTACAGTTTGTTAGTGTTCAAGACTGTGAAGCAACGGGAGAAACTTGGATTGCCACTACCTCAACAGGTAACGTAGATGATGGCAACAATACAGGATTTGATTTTACAAGTAACTTAACTATTAACTAAGAACAATATTATGAACGAGATTAACCCTGTAGAGTACGGTAAGTTAGTACAATCCGTAGACAACCTAGAGCGTAAAGTAGACGCTATGGAAGTAGACATTAAGAAGTTAGTGGCTATGGCTGAACGCAGCAAAGGTTCTCTATGGGCGTTGATGGGAGTTGCATCAGTTGCTGGTGCTTTTATTAGTTACATGACTGAATTAGTGTTTAAAAAATAATATGAGACCAGTATCCGTCGGTAAGAACTTAACTGCTAATACCCTAACCACATTGTTTACTGTTCCAACCAGAAACATTGCTACTGCTCGTGATATTCTAATGACAAATAGAGGTGCAGGCAATAAACATATTTCTATTTACTGGTATGATAAAAGCACAAGTACTAGCATTGAAGTGGTGCATGAACGAACTATTAGTGCTAAAACATCCCAAACAATAGATAGTAATTTCCAATTTGTTATGGATGAAGGAGATGAATTACGGTCTATCTCTGAAACAGGGTCAACAATGACTGTAGTAGCTACCTTTGAATTAGAAGCAACATCCGCAGTTCAGTACACTCAATATTAAGGACAACTATGCCACTCAAATCAGGTAAATCACAGAAGACCATCTCTGCCAACATCCGTAAAGAGATGAAAAGTGGGAAACCTCAGAAACAGGCTGTAGCGATTGCTTTGTCAAAAGCAGGTATGTCTAAGCCTAAGATGATGAAAAAATCAGCACGAGGACGTTAAATAGTTCTTGCAATTTACATAAAAGTATGATAAACTGGTAACCATATGGCTCTAACTAACTATTTAGATTTAACAAATGAAGTGTTAATCCGACTGCGTGAGCCAGAGGCTTCCTCAGTATCGGACAACGCCTATGTCAAGCTCATCGCTAAGTACGTTAATGATGCTAAGAGACAAGTAGAAGATGCTTACAACTGGAACTGTTTAAGTAATACATTAACTGCTTCCACTCAGGCTTCTATCTTTAGTTATGCACTAACAGGCTCAGGACAACGATTCCGTGTTATCGATGTATTGAATGATACCACGAATACTTATGTGCGTAACATCAGCACAACTGAGATGAATAAGCTGTTCCTAATGGCTGCGGGTGTGGCTAGTGGACCTCCTGTGTATTATAACTTTAACGGTACAGACAATAACGGCGATACCTTAATTGACTTCTACCCTGCTCCTGATACAGCCTATCAGGTTCGTGTAAACATTATTCAACCTCAACCTGACTTAGTTGCTAACTCAGATGAGATATTAGTCCCTCCTAACATTGTGGTATTAGCTGCTTTAGCAAGAGCGCAAGCGGAACGTGGAGAAGACGGCGGTGTACAGTCTGCAGAGACATACGCACTCTTTAAACAAAGCCTTGCTGACGCTATTGCACTGGAAGCAGGTCGTTACATTGAAGATTCATACTGGGTGTCTATCTAATGGCTGGTGAACTCAGAACTTCCTCGATAGCAGCGCCGGGATTCTACGGACTTAATCTTCAAGAGTCCAGCATTACCCTGTCTTCAGGCTTTGCGCTGAAGGCACAGAACTGTGTTATTGACCGTTATGGTCGTATTGGCGCTCGTCGTGGATGGACTGCGCTGAACGCTGTTAATGCAGACTTAGGCTCGAACCCGATTGAATCAATGATGGAGGTAGTAGATGGCGGAAGCAATACTATTATATCAGCAGGTAATAACAAGTTATTCACTGGTCGTGCAACACTTACACAACGTCTTGTCCGAAATGCAGACAATTCAGGAAACGCTACTTACACGATAACAGGCAACAACTGGCAGATGGTAGCAATGCCATACGGTGATGTCAATGACTTTCAGCCCCATGCCTATCTTGCACAGGCTGGACACCCGATGCTGGTTTGGCATGAGTTACCAGTATCCGGTGGAGACCCACACGACCATGACTCAGGAACCTTTGGGTTTCAACAAGTAGGGGATGTCGGTACATTACCAGCTAATCACACTACTGCATCGTTTAAGCCTAACGCAGTGTTCTCAGGCTTTGGTCGTATCTGGGTTGGTAACATCGTTGGTGACACACAGACAGTGTACTTCAGTGACTTACTGCGTGGCTCAGACTTTACTACTGGCTCTGCTGGTTATTTAAACTTACAAGAAGTATTCCCTAACGGGGATAACATCGTCGCTATCTCTGGACATAACGGATTCTTGATTATCTTTGGTCGTAACAACATCGCCATCTATGAGAACCCAATCGACACCAGTAGCTTACGTCTTGTAGAGTGTATATACAATGTAGGCTGTATTGCTCGTGATTCGGTACAGAACATTGGTACAGATATTCTATTCTTGTCTGATGCTGGTGTACGTAGCCTTGCTCGTGTGATTCAAGAGAAGTCATTGCCGATGAACGACCTCTCTAAGAATGTTCGTGATGACTTAATGGGTAACGTCGCTTCTGAAGCAGACTTAGGTAAGATTAAGAGTATTTACCACGACAGAGATGCTATCTACCTGTTGTCTCTGCCTACTACACGTTTTGTATATTGCTTTGATACTCGCTCACGTCTTCAAGACGGTTCTGCTCGTGTAACCATTTGGGATAACTTACAACCTAAGTCATTCTGCATTACACAGGCTAAAGAGTTACTCATTGGACAGACATCGTACATTGGTAAGTACTTTGGACACTCTGACAACGGAGTAGCTTATCGCTTACAGT